TTTCCCACTTATTGATTGAATTCAAATAAGCACCTAAAGTTAGATATGGTTCAGCTCGGTCTGGAAATAAGTTAATAGCAGAATTCATTTCCATAAGGATTTCGTTCAAGTCAGCATCAAGTCTCATAAGACATACCGAACTTCGCATATGTGCCTCAAAAACTTCTTCAATCCATACATTTTTTAATTTTAGGTACAAACGATTCCATTGTAAAGCTTCACGATACATACCATAGTCCATATAACTTTGGGCTGTATAAAATACCGAACGACTATTCAGTTCGTCAGGATCATTAATCAACGTATCCCAAAATTGTTTTTGTAATCGCTCAGCATCATACAAATACTTCTTGGGGTCGAATGCTCGTGACCCAATTCCTTCTCCTGAAATGTAGTATCCAAGATGTGATAAATCACCTGTAGTATAATTTGGTTTATCCAAATTCTTGATAGTAGTATGAGCTACACCACAAAACTTCCAACTGTGATTTCCATTAAACATAATCAGAGCTTTCCATTCAGATGTACCACGTTTTACAGGAATAAAATAAGCATCTTCAAGCTCTGAAACTTCGAACGAAAAGTCACCCACCAATAGGTCATCAGCATCTAAATGCATAATGTAATCAGCTTTACCTTTGGCTCTATCCATCATAAGGGTTTTATTGTGGTCAAATCCGACCCAATCGTCTTGATGCAATTCTCCAGGAATATTTCTTTCCTCAAAGAATGTTTTTACTAACTCAATTGTCTTATCAGTAGAGCCAGTATCACACACTACCCAATAATCAATATAATCAGCAACAGACTCCAATGTTTGGAGAATACAATGTTCTTCGTTTTTGCACATTGTGGCAAAAACTATACTTGGTTTTGTCATAACTTATGGATTTAAATATTCAGATTCGGGTTTAACTCCCACAAAGCGTTTTACTTCTACACCATTTTCAAATAAAATTACTGTTGGTATGTTTCTAACATTATGTTGTTTAGCAATTTGTGGAAAGTCATCAACTATAATTTTTTGAACCGGAATGGTGTTATTAACTCTATCCATGACTGGACCTAGCATCTTGCAAGGTCCACACCACGGAGCACTAAAATAAATGTAGTTTCTCATATTTCTATCCATCACAACTTAAACAATCAGGGTCAGTAGCTTTTGTAGCAATATCACCACGAAGAACTGACTCCGTTCTCATATAATAAAGGGTTTTGATACCCGATTTCCATGCTTCCATGTGTACTTGATTAATCCATTTTGGAGTAGCTTGAGTTGGGAATGCCAAATTTAACGATACTGATTGGTCAACGTATTGTTGTCTGATACCGGCTTGTTTTACCAACTCCAACTGATTGATTTCTTTAAATGTTTTGTAAACATCTTTTACCCAATCAATTTCTTTGTTTTCAAAATTAGATTCGGTCATATCATTACGATTTGTCAACTTACCATTAACAAACCCCCAATTATCAAGCTCCGCGATATCTTGTACCGAACCACCATCTTGTAGAATCTTATCCCAAGTATCTTTATTGTTGATTCCAATTTTACGAAGAACTCGTTCCAATTCAGAATTCTTACGGATGAACGTTCCTTTAGCAGTTTGTTCCGTAAACACGTTTGCAGCCCATGGTTCAATTCCAGCAGAAACATTACCACTCAATTTTGAGTTTGATACAGTTGGAGCAATAGCCATCAAGTGAGTATTTCTCATACCAGTACCAACACACCATAAAGGTTCACCATATTCTTCAGCCATAGCACGAGAAGCACGTTCAGCCTCAATCTTCATTTGAGAGAAAATCTTACGAGTCTCAAACTGAGCAGGAAGACCCTCGAATGACATACCTTTTTGTTGTAAGTATGTGTGCCATCCAAGAACTCCAAGACCAAGAGCACGACCCTTTTCAGCCGAACGAACTGAATTTTCAAATCCTCTCATATTCTTTGCTCTTTGGATAAATTCCTCAAGAACACCATCCAAGAACCAAACGGCTGTATAGATAAGGTCGGTATCTTTCCATTCATCATATTTAGCCAAATTTACTGATGACAAACAACATACAAATGAGTGTGATTCGTCCGTGTGAAGTGTAATCTCACTACAAATGTTAGTCATAAAGACTTTTAATCCATTTTGTTTGTATGCCTCTGGATTTTGTTTGTTTACATTACCCTTGAACATGATATATGGTTCGCCAGTAGCTTTTCTTTTCTGAAGTACCTTACCCCACTTTCTACGAGCTTCAGCATCACCCTCTTCAAGTTTTCTCATAAACTTATCACCCACCACTACACATTGGTGTAGATTCAGCGATTGTCGATTCACATCACCCTTTGGTTCACGAATTTCAATCCACTCATCAAAGTCACCATGTTCAATGTTTAGGTTGATTGAAGCAGCCCCCCTACGAACCGAACCTTGGTTTGTAGCAAGAATGGTTGAATCATAAATCTTACAAAATGGAACTACACCATCAGATGTACCATTTCCGGTGATTCTTGACCCAGCCGACCTAATCATATTTACACCAATACCAACACCACCACCATGCTTGGCGAGTAGCATCATTTCAAGATTCTTTGAACCTATTTCTTGGATTGAGTCACCAACATCAATACCGAAACAAGAAATCGGTAGACCCCTGTCAGTACCAGTATTGGAAAGGACAGGAGTAGCAAGATTAAGCCACCCACGCCAAATATAATCAAAAAACTTACTAGCAAGTTGAGGTTTACCCAACCTACGGGCAACTGCGGTAGATACACGCCAGTAAGCGTCTTTTGGGGTTTCTCCGGCAAGGAGATATCCCTTTGAGATTGTTTTAACATAAATTTCGGTATTACCCCAGGTTGGAAAGTCTACTCCGAGCTCCCAACCCAATTCTTCTCCATAATTTTTCATAACTAATTAAAATATATCAGACCAATCTTCACCTTCACCAGCCTTCGAATAGTCGGTTGGTCGAAGAGCAAAGAAGTCAGTATGTGTTAAACCGCCAGTCAAATGGTAGAACCACTCTAATCTTTCGGCTGATTCTTTATCATATTCAAAATAATCATTACCACCAGCAAATGGATTATAACCAAGCTCGGCCAATTTCTCATTTAAGCGCTGATTGATAAAGTTTTTTAGGTCTTCCTTTTTTAGATTTTCAAGGTCACCCATTTCAAACATTTTGTCAATATAGTTGTGTTCCAACTTTTGAATTAGTCGAGCAGCTTCGTAAACTTTTGGTTTAACACTCTCTAATAATCCAGGGTATTCATCACACATATGTCTGAATAATTGACATCCCATTTTTGAGTGTAATGATTCGTCCCTTACTGACCATTTCATTTGTTGACCAATCCCTTTCAAAAGATTTCTCATTTGGAACGAATACAAAACAGCAAATGATGAATACAATGAAACACCTTCAGCGAATGCCGAGAACACAGCAAGTGAACGAGCCACATCTTCACGGGCATCAGAATTCCACTTTAAATCTTCCGGTGTATATTCTGCTTTGGTGTTAATTAAAACCTCAAACTTTTCAGCAGTAGCGGGCTCATGTAAGAACGCTTCAAAATCTTCGAGTCCGAGTGTTTCATTTAAGTACGAATAAGCCGTAGCATGAATGGTTTCTTGTGAACCAAACATCATAGCCATTTGTTTAATTTCGTGTTTAGGAAACCACTTGGTAACCATACCAGTCCAATAGTCAGATACAGCACATTCAGTTTGAGCAAATCCTAAAAGGATATTACCAACCAAATTCTTTTCTGAAACTGACAAATTTTCATTCCAATCTTTAACATCTCCTTGCATTGGAATTTCCGTATGCAACCAAAATGCTTGTGCTTGTTTCAACCATCCTTCAGTATAGTATTCCGTATACTCAAAGGGTTTAAATGGTATACGATTATCAAATAGTCCCATATACAACTCTCCTTATTTTTTTCTTCATTTTTATAAATTGGGTGATTATATATAGTGGTTAGAAATCCATCCCACCATTGATTTCTTTATATTTTTGTAACAATTCTTTTCTTACCAAACTCTCCCCACCTTTCATCTCTTTTTGTGTTTGTTTACCATCAATGGAAGCGTCATCAAATATCTGAATTTGACCATTTGAGAAGTTTGCCTTGGATGGGAAAGTCATACCATCAGGCCCAAATCGATTCTTAATAACGTGCCATCTTCCAGTACCACTTAACTTGTCTTCAATCTTACGAGACAATGAGATTACAAAGTCAGCAGTCATCATTTTAGAGAATGAACCTGCAATTTTTGTACCTGTAATAATGTCATCTTCTGCCCCACTACGATTGATTTGAGATGCTGTGTAGATTGGTACTTCATACTCACCGGCCATACCACGCAAGTCTTCGATAATTTCTTCCAACTCTTCATGTCGTTTTTCTTTCGAGGGCCCTCTCAACAAATCAGCATAGTCGACAATTACAACATCAGGACGTTTTCCTTGTAGAATCATTCTATCCAAGTGAGCTCTTAACGAGGTCACACTAGCAGTTTTGGTAGGGTAATACTTTACAATTAGGTCACCCTTCACGGATTTGACCATTTTGTCAACTTCCTCTCGGTTAAATTTAAGGTTAGCGACAGGTATGCCCGTTAAAACAGCATCGTATCTTTGACCAACGTAACCTTCATTTAATTCCAATGTATAGTGGGCTACCGTCTTACCTTGTTTCATTGCGTTAACACCAATGTTAATCAATGACCAAGATTTACCAATTCCCGGAGGAGCAGCAAACATTACAAGTTCACCCTTACCAAAACCACCTTGTGTAACATCATCAATCACTTTCCAACCAGTAGATACCACGTTTCTAATTGTGTCTTCGTATCTAACATCAATCATGGTTTTGTAATCATGACCAATATCTTGTGATTGACCTGACTTCATAGCATCATCAATCTTTTTCTTGATTGTATCGTATTTACCTTGTTCAAGTAATGATACTGAATCGAGAATAGCGTTCTTGATTGATTGATTTCTACAAAACTCTACCGATTGTTCTTTTACATAGTCTAAATCCTCACTTTCAAGATTAGTCCAAGCGGATTTTAAAGTATCAACAATTGAAGTCTTTAAAACATCACGCTCAACCGAATTAATCTTTACCTTTAGTACATCAAGGGTTGGTAACGTCTCATATGTGTCCATATAGGACATTATTTCCTTAACCAACCACTCCGATGCCTCTGAATCGAAATATTGTGGTTTAAGGATATCAAACACCTGTCTGGTAAAAACTCTATCACCAAGTAAGGATGATATAACTTTTATCTGAAATGTGTTTGAGAACTTCGTTCCGAATTTTTCCATAAACCAAATATACGAATTTATTTTCTATTATCAAAGTGATTTTTTAAATTTGTTTCCAAGGATGTGAATGAATTTCTCAACCAAGAATCCACATTAGCGAATGCTGTGTACAATTTATCATACATGAACATCTTTTTGAACTCTACCAAATCGAGCATTGGTTGATGGTCATCCATGATAGCCCTAACGTTTGACTTTATTGAAGATGCAATTTCAGGGTCTCGTAATTGCATTAGATTAAAGTTCATGGTAATCGTATCAGTCGATTCTAATAGTTTTTTTGATAATTTCTCATCACAGTCAGTAGAACATTTTTCTAAAAACCCATCAAGGTCTAACTCGCCATTGTTTAAAAATGACATTTTTTGAGAAATTGTCTTTTCACCGATACCCTTTACGCCCGAAATGTTATCTGAAGCGTCTCCTGTTATAACTCGATAGAACACCAAATTTTGAGGAATTACACCATACTCTTCTTTTACCAAAGACTCATCATACATTTTCTTTTTAGTAGAAGCCCAAACTTTGATTCGTGGGTTTACTAATTGTAGAAAATCTTTGTCTGAAGAAACGATTGTGACATCCTTTTTAAAATAGTGTACCGCAAGATAAGCTATAATATCATCGGCTTCAACGTGGTCAATATAGGTTAGTGTTATAGGAAGAACTTGTAGATACTCAATTAGTCTTGCGAATTGTTTTCTCATAGAAGCTGACTGGTCTTCCAAGTCCTCATAACCGGCAAGACGATTTAATTTGGTCAAACCAGTCCTACCCTCTTTGTATTCTTTATAAACTGATTTTCTACGATTAGAACCACCTTTACCATCAAACACAATAACCACTCGGGTTGGTTTAAGGCTTCGGATGGTAGCAGCGGTGGACAGGAGAAACCCTGTCACACCACCACAATGTTCACCATCGTCATTTAAGGCAGGAACTGCACCAAAGACTCGAATAAACTGATTGAGACCATCTATAATCAGAACTCTATCATTTAGTTCTTCGTTTTTTACTTCACTATGTTCTTTTTCTACTTCTTTAAGCAGTTCTTTATACCTATTAATCATCAAAATCAGTTACTTCAATGTTATCAATGTTTGACTCTGCACTGGACTCTTTGTAAGACATGATATAAGTCTCACAAATTTGTTGGTAAATAGTCTCTTTAAGTTCAGGGTCAGATTTTAGAGTTTCTTCAAAATTCTTGGCTTGGAATTTAATTTCCTCACCTGTAGTTTTGTTGACATATGTATACCAAGCACCACTTTGGTTAACAAGTTTGTATGTCTTCATCATCTCCAACCACGACCCGTAGTTGTCAATACCACTATCAAAGTAGATATCGTAGTCAACGGAACGGAGCGGCGGTCCCATTCGGTTCTTGATAACTTGAGCACGGGTTTTGATACCAACTACTTGTTCAACACCACCAACTTTTGCCTTCAACTGACCCATTTGTTTCAATCTCAATCTACATGATGAGTGGAAAGCAATTGCCTTACCACCACTTGTAGTCCAAGGGTCACCAAACGATACTCCCAATCGAGTACGAAGTTGGTTTGTAAAGATTAGAGAAATTCGTTCACGTCCAATTAGGTTCGTAACTTTTCTCATAGCCTTTGAAATGATGATTGCTTTTTGAGTTGCGTAGCCAGCTTGGTCGTAGTCAGCTGAAATCTCAACCTTTGTAGAAGCACCTGCAACGGAGTCTACTACAATAGTAACCAATTTCTTTTTGTCACCATCAGCAGCACGAACTGACTCAATAATCGAATCAATGGCTTCAAAGATGTCTTCGACTGTTTCCAAGGGAACATACAACATCTTTTTGATGTCAACTCCAATGGCTTCAAGAAATTCTTGGTTAAGTGCGTTTTCGGTGTCAATGTAAACACCCAATCCACCCTTTTGTTGCGTATCAGCAATAGCATGAGCCGCAAGGAGTGATTTACCACTACCTTCTAATCCAGTAATCTCCGTAATACGACCAACTGGTAATCCACCATGAGGTCTATTTGAGATTGCCAAATCTAACATAGGAGAGCCGGTAGACACCCACTCATCCAAGTCGGTGGGTGTCTGTTCCGAACCATCCAAGAAAAAAGCGACTTTGTGAGCCGATTTGAATTTCTTGTTTAGATTATTAGCAAGGATTGACGATAGTTCATCACGAACTGAATCTTTCTTTCCTGCCATAATTAGTCGTTAAAAAGGTCGTCAAATGCTTCTTTTACACTAGCAGCACCACTTACTGATTTTGGTGCGGATTCAGACTGAACCGGAACGTCAGCGGTTGGTTCAGCTTCAGAGTCGGCTACTTGGCCGGTTTCTAACCATTGTTCGAGCATTTTGTTCATATCCTCATAAGATACTTTTTTGAACATAGTCGACAAATCGATTTGGTCTTTACACAACTCAAGGATGTTTTTATCCTCTGAAATTGGAGTTGTGTTTGGTTTTACACGAATGTAGGTTTCTGGATAAGATTTACCCACATCAGCAGCAGATTTGAATTCTACAGTGATATCACGACCACTAACAGGGTCAGTCAAATCACCATAATCTGGGTCAGCGAAGAACGCCAACAATTCTTGATAAACTTGTTTACCAAATCCCCAAAACTTAACACCTTCAGATTCTTCACCACGAACCAATACAGGAACGTAAGTACGCATCTTTGGAGTCAACTTTTTTGAAAGATTCCAATCATCACGATTTCCAGTAGCCTTCAACTTTTCAGCGAACTCAACCAACGGGTCAGCACCACCATGTGAAATGGGTGACAATACGTTTTTACCACCAAAGTCAAAGTGGAAGTAAAGTTCGATAAATGGGTTAGCGGAGTTGTGGACGTAAGGAAGAATCCTAATTTGTTGTTTACCAGGTTGTGGTTTCCACAAGTTGTCAGTCTTTGTTACTTTCGTCTGAAGACTGTTCAGACGGTTTCGGATTGCATTTAAGTCAATAGCCATAATTTACCTTTTTTTATTTGTTAATTGTTAAACTTGTCACTAATATACAACATTTGGGTGACAATTCCAAATGTATTTCAAAATATTTTTTTATTTTTCAGTTTTGGGGGGTTTACCCGTTGGTATTATACCCACTGGTATAAATATCGGAGTAGAGTTAATTAACGTCAATAATTCTGAATAATGTTGTTTTTAAAATCTTATACCCATCACCATCGGTCAGAATCACAGCATTCCTATATTCGTCCCAATTCACTTGATAATGGCTATCACTTACTCCATTGTTTAAGTCTAATATAAGTTTGTTTAGAGCATTTATAGTATACATCGTATTGGTTTCCTTTTTACGATGTACCATGATTGTGTTTGGTAAGAACTTGTTCATGGTGGTTGGCATAATATTGTAACTAACAACTAACTCTTTAGATGGGTCTAATTTCAATATGAATATTTTTTTACTAAACAACTCAAATTTAGAATGAATAGCGTTTACCACATCCTCAAATGTGTTTTCGTTTGTAAATGTACACAATAACTGCGTTCTCACTCATGTCTCCGTAATTATTTTGAATATATGTCTTTATTAGCAGTTTCAAGGGTTTTAGCAAACCTTTTGTCTAACTGCATTTCAAATTTTATCTGACCACCATAACCAACACCATCTTCACGAACCACAATTGTAGCTAACGGAATGACTTTACCATCAAGGTCTGCTTTATATCCCAAGTATGGTGGATTGCCATCTTCAGCTACTAATTTTTCTTTGATTTGTTCAAAATCAGATGTTCCAAATATTTTTTCCATAACTTTCTTATCCAAAGAGTTTGGACCGATAGCCATGGTCTCTTCACCATCTGAAACTGATTTTAAAGGAAACTCTTTCTTAATTTCCTCTAACATACCAGCTTTCATTTTTGGATTTGTGACAATAGCTTTAACCGATTCGGCTTGAAACTCACGATGCGTCTCATCAACATTCTTCATGTATTGTTTTGCATCTTCATTTCCAGAATCAGCAAGAGCTTTGATACCTTCCAATACTACCTTGTTTTTGCTACGACTACCACCACCCTTTGCTAAATCATTCAAAGCATCATCAAATGATATTTTTTTAGACTTCATAGTATCTATTACTGATTTTGCAGCAGGGTCATTTGAATCAATTAATTTTTTAATGTCATTTGAGAATTTAGAGCCAAAATCACTCAAACCTTTTCTTTGATTTGATGAATATACCTTTTGATTGATTTCATCTGGTAAGTCAGTATCCCATTCGGAAAATTTACCAGCACCTGAATTCAAAAAGTTAACCATGGTTGATTTTTTCAAAGAAACCTCATCCAAAATCTCACTACCATCTTGAAGTTTAATCTTGGCGTACATATCACTTGAGAATCCTTTGTTCTTATTGTAATTCTTCAAACCGAGAGCTTGTACTTCATCTTTAGTATCCCAAGATGTAGCCACAATTTCAGCACCAGGATATTGTGAACTAATACGATTTAATATTGCCTGTCTATTGTTTTTAGCAGCTTGTATCCAACTCTTTGTTACAATGCGGCTACCCTCGGTTTTTAAACCGGGATTGTTTTTAATCAGAGCAGTTTCATGTGCTGATAATGCGTCAGTTAACTTTGTAAATTCGTCATTCGACATGGATGTTCCCATCATCGTCATCAATTCACCGGCTTGAGCAGATATTTGACCAGCACCACCAGGAATATCACTAAAGTGAGACCACTTTGTAGCATCTCCGGTAGGTCGAGTATTCATCATTCGTTCTAACGCTTTCAAATATCGTTTTGGAAATTTCGGATTTGAAACCAAATCGTCTGGAATCTTAAAAGCATCGGGTGGAGTTGGGTTTGCCAACTTTGCGTTTTTCTTTTCAAATTCAGCATCATCCGGAATCATTTCTTGAGTAAATGCTTTAGATTCTAAAGAATTTGTTTTTATTAACGTTTTATCTTTACCAGCTATAATACGTTCTTCAGATGCAGGTTCTCCAGATACTTCATCAGAACTATCTGATTCTTTACCCTTTTGTTTTGCCTTTTCTACATCATCTTTTGTGGCTGGGTCTTGAGTTTGTGGGTTTAGTTGTTTAACTTGATAAACTGAACCCGATTTCTTATTCTTTACCCAAGTATCCTCGTCAAGGTCTTGTTCTTCGGACTTTTCTTTGTATTTATCACGTTCGAATGATGTCATCATACCCAATTCAATACTCTCAACATCCTTTTCACCAGCAGGTTCTTCTTTTTGAGCAGCTTTTGGCAGCCCACCACCTTCAAGTAATTGTTTAACATACTCGTTAGCAAACTCATAACTAAAGTTTTCAGCCAAAACTTTGTGAAGACCCATTAATGAGGTTTCACTGTACGGGTCTACCAAATCAACACCGACTTGTGACCACCATTTTCTGACTACCTTCTCGAACAATTTTTTCATAAATATAAATATCTAAATACTGACCTTAACCATATCTTTGTAATTATCACCGACTTCTACATCCGTTGGATACCCACCAATTTGCATTATCGACATGATAGTCTTTACATACTCAATACCATCATCGGGATGAATATCAAACAAAATGGAGTCGTATGTGTATAAAACGGGCTTTGACTTCTTATCAACAAGTCGGAATAATTTATCAATTATAACTATGTTTCTTTCAGTCTCAACCGATTGTAAAATGTAGTTAAACAATTTATTTTTATTTAAATCATCTGACCATTTAATTTTTCTATGTAAAATGGGAGTTTCTACAAATTTCTTTATATTGAACTCCGACCATAGGTAATCAACATAAGCTGATACTTTTTGGAAAAATGGAATGTGTTTATATTCATCTTGAACCCCACCATACAATTGTCTAAATGTAATTGCCTTTGCTGTCGAATCGTCAACTCCATACTGATTGGCTAACCACTTGTGTGCCTTTATATCCAACGGAATTTCCACATTTATCAAACTACCAATCAAACGTAAGTGATATCCATCGAAGTCAAGTTGATATAATTTACCACCCTCAAATCTTGATATGAATCTACTACGGATTTCACCATCTTTTGGTAAAGCCGCATAGTTAATTCCACCAAATGCATTCGATGGTCGTGATGTGGTTGTTAAAAAGTTGTAATGTGTATATTCAAGTCCGGTTGTCGTTTGTATTCCATTTTTTTCTATGTAGAATAGAGATTTTGGATATAGTTGTGAAAATGTACAAGTCGTTACATTTTGTAACCACTTCGATTTCCATTTTAAAAACTCTTCGTAATGTTTCCAAATAGGAATTAAGTCATTTGCTCGTGGGGCTTGTCTTCGTCTAAATATGGTATATATAACACCCTCATCAATATCAAAATCTTCAGCACCATGAAATAGGTTAGCTTCCAAGTCATATAGATTGGCGATTGGATATTCATAATGATATAAAAACTCTTTAAGTTTGTAAACACATACCCTTTTAAATTCTGAAAAATTAATTGGGTCGCTTACAACAGAAGAGTCAATATTGTGATAGTTTACATACAAGTCAACATTACCATCGGTTATAATCAAAGATGATATTCGTGTTTGAGCTGAATGTTTGTTTAGACTTGAAACTATTGGATATACAAAAATAGAATCTCCCGAAAGGGATTGGATTCTTTTAGCCAAACGTTCGTTCGTGTCTACTAACTTCATAGGTTACAATTATACGAAAATTATTTCATATATCAAAGCGATTTCAAAAGTTCTTGATACTCTTCCCACTCATCGGCCTGTACTTCAATGTCTCTGTACTCCCACATGGTTAAATTTCTTTAGAAAGTGGTTTTAATGAGATGTATACACAAAATGGAATTTCTTCCCAATCAGTTCCATTCCAGTTTTCAATACCCCAAAAGTATTTACCTTCAGATTCCAACATCATTAGGCCACCATAGTAGTTACCGATGTTTCCTACCTTATATAACTTGTTCTGCACTTTCATAAATTTTACAAACTTCGTCTTCCAAACCTTCAATGACAAATGGTGAATCCCATTCGACTTCGTAAGAATCATATTCAAACAATTCAGCTATGGTGTTTTGTTTTTCAACTAAATTCTTAATAGCTTGAACAATTATATCATTGTCGGCATAACACACAGTGTCCGAGTCAACTGGCATCTTAAATTGAAATCCACCTTTGGGTTTCCAATACGGAACTTCACCAAACCCATTGGGCCCTACGTTATAATTTTCGTAATACTGGCAATTTACAATTAAATTTATCATTCCCATATCTTACTTCATTAATTCAATCATAGACAATGGAACAGTGTAAGTTCCCATACCCCCATCCAATACTTTTAGAACGGCTTTGGTAACATTAATCTTTTCAACACGAAGTTGTTTACCCATCAACTTGGGGTGGTTCACAGTGACACACGACCCAACTCGTAGTGTTTGTTTTGTCTCGTAAGCAGCCATCGCTCGTTTGTTTTTGATAACCATAACTACCATTTCGTTCAACGAACGTAGTTCTTCAAGACTCATCTGATTTAATTCCGAATAATTCATATTTCTCATTTTTTATTACAGTGTAAAGATAGTAAAAGAAAGGGACTTAAACAAGCCCCTAATGTTATCAAATTGTTAAATCTTTTCAAGGAAGAAACTAAAACTAGCATTCCAAAGTCGGTCATCGTCACTCTCAACATCTTGAATGTAGTGAATTTCAACACGATACTCATCAACAACCATATTATGTACTGAAAGGATTGCTTCTTTTTCAAGGTATTCCCAATCCGAATATCCTTTTCGTTTCAAGTAGTACCCATCTCGACCACCATAGCAACCACCACCAACATAAGGGATTTCCGTATATCTAATTACATTGTGGAGATTCCAATAGTCGAAATCACTTTCAAGTTCAAGATTAACACCCTTATCAATAAGGATTTTAGCGAGGTTTACAAAAACTGATTTATCTATCATTTTTAGAAATTATAGTCGTAAAACTTACGAGGGTTATTATCAATTGACCAATAGTTCTTCTTCAAAGAACTCTTACTATAGTTAGCTTCGAATACTTCACCATGTTCATAGAACTCGTAACTTTGATTGTATTGGTTAACACAATGACCAGCAAACCCACCGGAAATAAACTCCATTTTGGTTTTGTTTTCACTGGCATAAACAGGTTGAATTAAAATCTTGGTCTTACCTTTGATTCCGACAATCTTACCCACAGGGTCAACGTCACTCCAAAGAACTTGGTTAACATACTTACCAATCAATTCGTTGTTGGCTTCTAATTTGTTGTTTTTAATAATCATAACTCTTATCTCTTATTACAGAGTAAAGATAAGAATAATTTTCGACAATACAAACTTTTAATGTTAAGAAATTGTTAAATCTTTGCCCATTCTGACAAATTTTTGAAATATCCGCTAATATTTGGTATCTGACGTTCTAACTCGAACAACATTCTACGATTTGTATCAATCACACCTTTTTCAACTAAAGTGTCGTTTAACGGACCGGTTATTTTCCACGCCATTTTCAATTTTATGTAAAGTTCAAGTTCAGTCTTCCCATAGTTTTCAAGGTCAACTTCACTTATATAATCGGAATTACGTCTTTTGACAACGTATCTGTAAAAGTAACCTCTATCATAATCAAGTTGGGTTGGTGTTTGTTTACTATAGTTTGGAAATACCGATTTTTTAGGTTTTTGTGGTACAAGTTTATCATATTCGAATTTTTGTTTGTTATCCGTTTCAGATATGTTTACATATGGTATTAGTTTTTTAGAACGACCTCTGACATAGGTAGTTTCAGTAAATACCTCACCGGTGGTGTAGCTGTGGTATGACCCTTTCCATTCAGTACCATCTTCCAACATCCATTGTTTTCCGGCCGTGAAAAGTCCACCACTAATTTGACCCTTTGGGTAATATATCTTTTTTCTACCAGCCATTATACGTTAACCATCATATATCCAACAACTGTGGTTTCCCACATACCATCTTCTTTTACTGAATGTTCAATTTCACCAACAACAAAATATGTACTACCACCATTGTATGCTGCTGGGAGTGGTGTTACTGAAAACTTTTGGTAAAACCCTACTCCAGGAAGACCATCAAATGTTAAACTCAAATCAATATTATATCGTAATGACACATTCTTTACACCGGTATCTTTGCTCAATACATATTTTCTTAAAGTAGTTTTAAAATCAGAAGCACCCTCAGCCTTCCAAGAACCCTCTCCAATTTCTTTGATTTTTTCTTGTACAGATTCAGCAGCAGATGGCCCCTTTCGTTTACTTTGTGGTTTAGCCGTACAACCCTTAAACAAATTGTCGGCTGCGCCTTGAGGAAACGTACCACCACCGCCAGCAAAAGCAATGGCAGCCATTTCAGGATCCATATTACTTGACATATTAATACCCTTGACCGGCGAGTTAACTCCTAACAAGTTTATCGTTGTCCCACCACTACTTTTTTTAATATCGTTTAATTTATTTACAATATTATGTTTTTTAGGATTCTCGGGGTCAGGAATTATAGCACATGAAGCAGCACCACCCGTACATTGTTCTATTTCAGCCAAAACTCTTTGTAAAAATGAGTTGGCTGTATAACTTGCTTCTCGTGAGTCTTTTGATTTCGACAATAGTTCTTTTTCTAATTCTAAAAGTTTACCAGTGGATACATAAATGTCATTAACATCACCAAATGAACCCTCGAACCCACTAAAGTCGTTTTCACTACCATAATTACCACCCTCACCAGGTAACATAACAGCCATCATGTCGGCTGATTTTAATAGTGATAATGTTTGGTATTTAGAAATACAAACAAATTCAAAATCATTACCCATAACTTCGGAATTCAAAAAGTCTATGATGTTTCTAACTTGAACATAGCTGACATATACCTCATCGGCGCTTCCGAGTGATATAATTGAATCTATGATTCCTGCTTCTTTTTGCAAAGTAGCGATACCAAATCCATCTATAGACCTACCTTGACCTTCAGTTGGTAGGTTACCACCATCAATAGTTCCATCTTCAGCACGAGTCAATCCAAATGCTTTATCACATTTATCTTGCAATTGTTTTATTATAGAATACGATTGTGTTGAATTTTCTTCATCAGAACTAGCTACTCCAGTTTTTGCGGGTGTCATAGCAAATGCGCCAGCAGTAGATGCTTGACCCAACGCTTTTCCGGTACATGAAAAAGAACCATCTGCGTTATAAGACCAACCAAAGTCATATATTCGAGCTTTAGATAAACTTATACTACCACCGGTACTCCATCCAAAGTCAACATTCACTAAATTTCCAGGAATCATAAAGGCTTGGGATAGTTTGTTCAAATCATCTATAGTATAACAAGTATATGTAAATTCAATTTCCCATAGAGCAACATCGGTAATATCACCACCACCTTGGTTTTTCGTTGTTACCGAATTTAGGTGTGGTTTCGGTCTACCATAAACCGAACCATATCCTGACCCAGGATTCATTAATAAAGCAGGTCCGCCTCCACATGAAAATTGGTCATTTTCACCACTAAATTTTACAGTAGCATAAGCTCTACGTTTATAACGTGCAGCTTCTCCGGTTGGAGCGGTTGGAGTTGGTAAATTTCCAGCATCAAATAAAGACATAACTAATCCAATTATTCGTTTAACTTATTATAAGCATCGATTATTTCAAAATGGTTTGCTGGAATTCTAATTTGTACACCCATTGGAACAACCAACGTACCATATCCAATGTTATTAGCTCTGGCAATTATCCACCAAAGACTTGAATCTGAATAGTATTTACTTGCTAATAAATCAAGTCTATCACCAATTTGACCGATAATATAAGTGTCGTTTTCGGTTGCTTCAATCTCGGGATATAAAACAGTCTTACGGAATCGTTTTCCGTTTGTATCCTTTAAAATTTGTATATCGGTATATCGTTTCATTTAAAACCTTATTAATACATAGCCAAAGTAGCACCCACCGAAACATCAATACCAATTGGTTTTTCTTTTGCAACATCCCAACTAATTTCATCAGGAATTGTATAGGTCAACGATGTTATAAATCCACTCTGATTAATTAGAGTTCCAATTTGGATTTTAATTAATTTTCCTGTGTAATATTGTCCACCAAGAGTTGGTAACGTATATCCTGATAGTTTTTCTAATTTAGCATATATCTTGGTCATCTCCGGCTCGGACATAGCATATACTTTAAAATTAAAAGATACAGTTCTTTCAAAAGATTCATACATATAAACAGGATATGGATTACCTGGATATTTAACATTATTCCAACTTGGAGACCAGTTATCTGTAATTCCAGTTAATGTTGCTCTAAATTGAGTTTCTCCTAACACAAATTTTATTAAGTCATTTAGATTTGTACCAAGATTCAAATCATCGGCACCACCATCCCAACCAACTCGTTTTTTCAAATTACTATTAACAAAATCTTGCTGAACAGCTCTTTGTTTTGTTGATTGTTTTGTTGATGAGAGTCTAAAATCATTGAACTTACTAATAGTATTACCATCAGCATTTTTACCACTTGCAAAGTTTTTAATTTTACCATATGATAATAATTCATAGTCAGCAACATCAGCTTGACCTCTAATTAGTCCATCTGATTTTGTTAATCTATCAGTTGGTTCTACATATTCTTTTGATTCAAGTTTACTTTGAAACCCATCAGTATATTTTGGATTTGGGGTTTCTATAAATTTAGAAACAACACCAAACTTCTTTTTTTCGGCATCAGTAACGGGAATTGTCTTTTTATAATTTATTCCTGTTAAAAATACGTTTTTAAATGGATTAAATTTTTGTTCATATGGTAAGAATGGTATACCACTACTGGCTTTAAAATCACCAAAATCTTTACCGGCATTTGAAAATGTATTTACATATCTACGAGTTGTAGTTGTACCTATTCCATAAAACGAATCAAATCCACCACGAACGTCAGCTCTCCAAAAAGGAATTGGTATGTTTATACCACCAATCACATCAGTAGATAATATTGTGTAAATATTTCTTAAAAACCCATTTGGATGTTTTGTACTATATGTAAACGATTGGTCAACTGGCAACACACCAGCTCTTGGAAATTTTAACCCAAGATGTTGAGTTGCAGTATTCGTTAATAGATTTAGTGGAGTCCAAACTTTTCCGTAAGCTTGGCTCCTCTGCATACCAACTTGTTTCAAAGACCAAATGATACCACGAGGTGTGAGTAACATTTGAGCAATTCTGGCAACATCAATAGCAGCTCTTGTAACAGCGGTAACAGCACCACCTCTGATAAATGATAAACCACCTACACCATAATTAAATGGTTCACCCTTTTTGGTTTGAATACCTGTTAGGATTAGTGGGTGTTTAACAAACCAAGTGTTATATGAATCTTCTTTAAGATTATACTTGTTGTATATACCTTTTAATTTTGAATCGGTATATGTTTTACCCAAACCATTGTCAAGGTCTTTTGTGACATTGTAATTATCAGATTTAAATAACCCGTATAATGAATTATTTTTAAATATTGTTTGAGATGGGTCTACACCTGTAAATTTAGACTTCGTATCGACTTTTTGAGAAAACCCAATGGCTTTATCATTTTTGAAAAAATCAACACCAATCTTTGTATTCCAAATTGTAGTCTCACCCTTGAATTTATCACCTTGAATCACTAAATTAGGTGTAGTCTCACCTTTGAATTGTTCATCTTGATTTGCAAGAATTTGAGTAGTCTCACCTTTAAACTTTTCAGTTTGAGATACAAGATTGGGAGTAGTCTCACCAAGGAATTGCTTTACAAATTTAAAAACCTTTGGTTCGGTCTCACCAAGAAATTGTTTTACAAATTTAAAAACCTTTGGTTCGGACTCACCTTTAAATTTTTCGGAATTGTTATAAAGTTTGGGGTCAGTCTGACCCTTAAATTCTTCAGTATTATCGTAAATCTTTGGGTCAGTTTGACCTTTGAATTTTTCGTTATTGTCGTATAGCTTCGGGTCAGTCTGACCTTTAAACTTTTCCGAATTGTTATATAGATTTGGAGTCGTTTCACCTTTGAACTTTTCAGACTGGTCTACAGGTTTAGGAGTTACTCCACCCATTAGTTCAGGTTGTACCGGTCTATTTGGAGACGACACACCATTTGCAAGACCGGCCAAAGGGGTCTTGTTATTTGTAGTATTCACATCAACCCGTGGTTTATCCACCAATGGTTTTTCAACGGGTTTTCTGAATTTAGATAAGTCAGATTTTAAATCTATCAATGCCATGTCTTACCTTACTTCATTTGGTCACGATAACCTTGCATTCTCGTGTTCTTTTTGTTCATTTCAGTAACAACTTTGTCATTAATAACTATCTGAATCGGTTGTCCTTGTATATCAGCTCTCAATCCTCTAATTTCTTCGAGTAATGGGTCTGATTCTTTTCCACCACCACCACTTGATGATTCTGATGATGAACCACCACCAAGACCAAGTGCGCCGGTTATTAGTGGTAACGCAGCTGCTAATATAAGTAGAGTTGGTAAAAATAAAGTTACTGCGGCTAATCCAATTGATAAACCAATTAACGATAGTCCCAATATTCCAAAAATACCAGCAAGAGCAATAAGACCAGGAGCAATCGTTACCAAGGCTGTAAGTTGAGTTGTTAACTCACCCATCATTCCAAATCCAACTGCAATTTCTTGGATAGCTTTACCAAGTACAAATAGAGCAGATGCGATTATCAACATAGCAGCAGCACCCGCAATAATAGCAACGGCTCCAACACCACTCATCATTATAGCACCCACAAGAGCAAGTGCCCCAACGAGAGCCAACATTGATACAACAGCCATAGCGATAGCACCCCAATCCACTTTCATGAATTCTTGAACTGCTTTAGCAAATACAAATACGGATGCAGCAACAAGTACAAGAGCAGCACCCCCAGCGAGTAATTTTTTGGCATCAATACCTTGAATTGCCTTTGTCATACCACTCATACCTTGACCAGATTTAGCATCCATTTTTGGAGTTTCCGGAGCAGGAGCTCCACCACCTTTAAGATTCTTTAAACTAAACCCAAATCCTTTACCAGCAAGTTTATTCATAATACCAGCTTGTAAAACAGCAGCACCAAGTTGTACTCCGAATTCTTTTGCTCCAGTAGCAGCCGTACCAAGTGCTGTAGTGGTCATATTCATCCACTTTGAACCCTCTTCACCATACTTGTTGATTTGTTCTTGTTTCGTCAACATTTCGGTCATTTGCTCTACACTCATACCAAACGCATCAGCATATGCTTTTTGTTGCATTGGGCCCATCTTACCAAACTCTTCAGCTGAACCTACTTGTTTGGATAACTCTTCGCTCAACTTTGAGTAATCACCTGTGGTTTGTGCAATCATGGCAGCTTCTCTAACTGCTTGTGCATTTATATCTTTTCCGGTCATCAATCGAGCTTTCATCTCTGACCTTAAAGAACCTTCAATATTCAACATATTGTCAGACACGGATTGTAATAATTCCATGGACTGACCTTGTTTTTTAAGTTCGGCAGTTTTCTTGGCTAATACTGCAATTTCTTCTTTAGACTTACCAACCAACAAACTTTGGTTTTTAGACATTTCTTGTATTACAGAACCAGCATCAACACCAACACCCTCTGCTATTTCTTTGATTTCGGATGTCATAGCACCAGCATCACCACTTGCTTTTTCGAAGATACCGGCTAATTGAGCAGGTCCCTCAGCACCTAATGCTGATAGTTCGGTTACATCTTTCAACATATCAGCTGTAACCGCTTTTGCACTACCATAATATTCTGCCACCGATTTTGCAGACTCGGCAACGGCTTCACTACCATATAAAAGACCTGTCATTGAGAATTGCGCTTTTGTAACTTCAGCAGTAACATGAGCCGCTTCACCAACTGAAGCACCCATATTTCTTACGAAGTCCATACCAACCCCAACAGTATTATCAAATGCCTCTTTCATACCTTCTACTGCTTTTGTAGCAGCCATGAAGCCAAGAGCCATAACACCACCTACTTTAAAAGCATCAACATACTCTTTACTGATACCAAGAGCATCCTGCATTGAGTCTTTTAATTCTTCTTGTAAGTCTTTTAATTTTTCAGTAGTTTCTTTTCGTTTTTTTTCTATTTTAAGATACTCTTCAGCCGTATCCAGCATCTTGAGCATATCTTTATCAATTTGTCTATTGAATTTGGCTACCTTTTCAAGAACTTTTTCTTTTTCTTCTTCGATTGCCAATAACTTCTCATCAAGACCTTTGGCCGCAGCAGTAGAATCCACCAACTCTTTTTGGAGTTTAGTCAATTGGCCAGTTTTAGTTATTCTGTCTTGTAGAAGCGATGACAAGTTTCTTTGTAATGCTTCTTCAGCCTTAAACTGATTTATTCTATCCTGATTGGATTGCTCTGCCATTTAATTCTTTCAAATTACCACTTTACGGGTTTCAAATTATGTTTTTTTATAAAGGTGTCATAATCCTTTTCAAGTGCGGCCGCTTTCTTTTCCAACTCTTTATATTCGGCGTTGTTTTTTACATCACCATTCTTACCGGTAATTTTAGATATAAGATTTCCAATAAATCCCTCACTAACACCTCGTGATGTTAACATTTCTTTTAATTCTGATACTTTAATTTTGGCCATTAGTTACCTCATGTTATATCCTATAAATATAGAAATACCCAACATTTCCGTTGGGTATTATCTTTTTCGAGAAGCAGATTTTATTTTAGCAGACTCTTTATCATGAGCCTTCTTTTCTTCTTGTTTGAATTCTATAATTTTGTTGATGTAAAACTTACGAGCCCAAACTGGCATATTGTAAACATCATTAAAATTAAATCCACCATTTCCATGGTATATCAATTCAAAAATATGTGTATGTAAATGTTTTCTATATTCAAGATTTAGGCCAAAAAAAGCTAGTATCCATAGGGAGTACCATCTCTCTCCTTCCCCCGGTCTCTTCAGAAACAAACTCATACATCAAATCGACATCAGGAACAACTTCATTAATATACGCTCTGAAAGCCTTTGAATCTACCGCAAATAATTCGTTGTCTACGAAATGATTAATAACTTTTTGTTCAGTCTCACCATCAACTGAAAGAATCATGTTTTTCAAACGAGTTGTTAATTCTCGTGAAGTATCATCTTTCAACTTACGATTAGCTCTAGCCAATTCTTCAATTTGATGTTTAACTTTACGTTCTTTTGATTCAGTCATAGCCATAAATGTAATTTTACGACCTGAACGTGGTAACGTGAATTCGAACTCATTCTTATGAAGTTCTACTTGAGCAGAACCATCATATTCTTTGTTTTCAAATTGTGTCAAATCAATAACGTCTTTTTGTTTTTTACCACTAAAGGGGTCTTCGATTTCAACCTCATAATCTTTACCATATCCCAAAACTCGAGCAGCAACCATGATTGCGTTCTTATCACCGGTAACCAAGTCAACATACTTAATTGGCTGACCTTCACCATTTGATACGATTAGAGATTGGAACAATCGGTCAAGAACAGACCCATCCCTAATGTAAGATTGGGTTGTTAAAATATCCTCTTCCTTTGCGGTCATGTATTTCATTTCAACCTTACCACTTGATAATGGATTGTCTTTGGAATACAATAACCCCCTTGATGGGAGTTCAATAATTTCGGTTGGAAACTTGTAATCACGAACCTGATTAACTTCGTATTGCTGTTTCGCTTGTTGAATCATGTCCTCATTGGACATTTTGTAGTCATCTTGTAAATCTACCATAACTTATTTCTTTTTTTTAAAGTTGTTCAAATGAATATACACCATCTGCATAAACTAATTTATATTCTACCTGTGGATAATCAAGTGGAAGTTCCAGTTCAGCTGAAACGTAATCATAATCATTAGTATCCCAACCACCTGTAGGTAAATTCCACTCAGCACTAGCCTCGTCAATTGTAAATGCGTTATCACCAACGGAAACGAATTGACCAATGCCATTAGCGTAAACTACACCATTGTCTGTTTTTCGTCTAACTATATTCATATATTCTCCTTTTGTTCCTATATAAATATGGAATAGAAAACTTTTTAAAACAAAAAACCCTCACCGAAGCGAGGGTTTTCTCATTTTGCAGTCCTAAATTAGTATTGTAAGATAGCGTAATCGTAAGTCAATGTTAATTCAACAGTTGCCAAGTCTTCACCAGCATAATCCATGTCAGAGAATTTTGCACTCTGAATAAAAGCACCTTTCAATGTCCATTCTTCAACTTTATCACCAACGGGCCCTAACGAGTTAAATGTAATATCTTTTTTATAAAAATCAGCATAGCCATCACGACCAGTTACAGACTCATGGTGTAGACGAACCCACTCCATAACCGCTTGAGCAGCAGATGGAACTACGGGGTCATAAAGAGTAACTGACAAATCTTGCCACTCTGAACGACCTTTGATATATCTACGAGTGTTGATATGGTCAATTGTAATTTTACCATTCTGAATTTCAGGTCTGGCGGCTGTTTTCACCAAGTACGCAGGGATTCCCTCGATGTACATGATGAACCTATTTGACATTTTAGGTTCAAAGTTGGTGAACATTATTTCATTTGGGTCTAACAAATTTGCCATTTATATTTCTCCTAATTCTTTCTAATAAATAGTGTTATCTTAAAATTATGCCCCTGGGAAAGCTGCGCCAGTAGGAAGAATGTTGAAATCAAGAACGATGAATTCAGCAGTCTTTGTAGGTTGTAAGTAAATTTCACCTACCATAATGTTTCTATCGATAACATCTGGTGTGTTATTGGTATCGTCCATCACCACTTTGAAAGCGTAAAGACCATTTCTTTGTTGGATTGATTCCAAGTATGGGTTTACGATTGACAAGAAGCGGTTTCTTGTAGCAGCGGTATTTTGTTCGAATACCAAGTATCTTGTAGAAGAAGCAATGTACTTCTTAACAGCGATTAATAATCTACGAACATTGATTCTATCAAGAGCAGATGGTTTAGCTTGTAAGGTCTTTTGACCAAATACAGTAGCACCTTGTCCAGGGAATGTAGCGATTGGGTTGATACGACCTTCATATAACGAATCTCTTTCATCATGTGTCAATCGAGTCTTAACCTCAATAACGTTAGTCAAACCACCACGATTCAAACCTGCGGGAGCGTACCATTCAGCACCAACCGAATCATTGAAAGCAATTACACCAGGAAGAACAACACTTGGTGGAACCCAGACTGGCTTATTCTTATCAGTATCAAGGATTTTAACCCAAGGATGGTAAGTAGCAACATAGTTAGAGTCAAATGATGTCAATGTGTTTACAGCAGTAGCGATTGAATCACCATATCCAGCAGTATCCATAACGTAGAAACAATCTTGTCTATCTTCACACATATCTTTAGCGTATGTAGTAACTGAAGAGTGTAATCTATGTAACAAACCTGGAATCACAACCATGTTGATGTCGAATTCATCAGGGTTAGAAATTGCGTTGATAGCTTTTCTTAAAGCAACAGTACCACTAGCAGTAGCAGATGAACAATCTAAACCTTGAGTGTTACCAGCAACAATATTGTTTCCGGTGTAAATTACTCGGTTTGGCTCCCATCCATCAAAACCACCTTGGAAAGGTACGATGAACTTTTTGTAATCAATATTACTTGTAGTCAATGATACAGTTGAAGAACCAGACTGACAAGTAGCCAAATCAAATGCGTTACCAACTACTTCAGTATTAGCATCTGGTGTTGGGTTCAAGAAGTTCAAGTTATCAGTAGATGTGAAATCATATGAATAACCAAAGAACACTTTAGAGTTATAAACACCATCCAAAGATTGAGTAGTTACATAAGTTGGTTCTGGTAAGTTATATCCACTATGAAGTGGTGAAGTTACAGCAGCAAATCCAAATGGAACTAATGTAGAATCTACAGCACCATTTTTAACATCATCAGCAACTTCTACACGGATGTGAGTTGAAATGTTTGGATAATCACCATTGAATACCAATTTACCTGTAGATTCCACAGTAGTGTATCTATCACCAATAACTCGTGCAATATAGTTTGGAGAGTTAGGGTCAAGGTTTACATTTGTAAATTCTTCTACGATGTTAGGTCTGGTATCAGCATCTTGAACATTTTGGCCAAATATAGAGTAAGGAATTTTAGAAGTATCTACTCTACGAACTTGAACAGTAAATGTACCGAATTCAGAACCTGGAACTTCAGAAGCAGGTTTGATATCACGAATAGCAATCTTAAATTCATAGTTTGTAGCATTACCATGTGATAATGTATGGAACTTAAATAAGTTAGTAGCTACACCACCAACTTTTTGAGATACGATGTAAGGAGTAGATGCTTCGGAGTAAGCTTTAGTGTAGTCTGTGTCGTATTGTACAATTGATACCGAAACGGATTCGTTTGTAGCAAATGATTGTGACTGGAATGTTGAAAAGTTCAAATAGGTGTAAGCCACTTTAGATGACTTTGGAGCAAATCCATAAACTTTTGTAAAGTAGTTATCCGATGTTGGGTTCATAGACGCTGAAGTAGAGGTTGCACTAACCAAACTACCTGATAGCGTTAATACGAAAGATGAAGCACTACTTGTATTAACATTTGATATGTCAAAATCACCACCAAATGTAGTTGTAGTGGGGTGTAATATTGCACCAACCTTTTGACCAGCAGATGATGAAACCACTAAAGCAATTGGTTTGGCGGTATACCCATCAGCACCCAATACTCTTACGATAGTAGCATTTGAAGCATCCTCTAAATAAGATTGTGCGGTGTAAGGTAGGTATGAATCTTCAGTCAAACCTCCAAACTTTTGTTGGAATTCATTGAAAGACTCAACTCTCGTTGGAACGAAAGCAGGTCCTTTTATAGTTTGTCCGATTAGAGCGCCACCGATTTCGCCAATACCTTGTGGTAAGAACGAAAGGTCTTTTTCTCTTGTGAATACACCAGGACTTACAATTCTTTCAGCCATTATTTTTCTCCTAATATTCTATTTTTGGTTTTCCTTAATAATAAATACACAAAAAATTAGGGAAACGAGATAGTTATTTTTTAGGAACAAAGGTATTTGTACTGATATCGTACTCACCCTCTCCATATTTTTCTTTTAATTGTTTAGAAATCATTTCTTGATTAGCCATCATTTGTTTATATTCTCCAAATAATGTAGCCTTTTGTGACTTCAAACTTTCGAATATTTCTTCCAATTGATGGATTTCCAATTCTATCTCACCCAATCTTGTTGTAGTGAACAAAACTTCTTCTTGAAGAGCTTTTACTCTATCAGCCTCTTCTTGTGTAAATTGAATAACTGTTTTTTCCATAATATTAATATTTTACTATATAAATATCTAAATTTTAGACATTACCATCCATTTTTGGATTCTCACCCCAAGAAATCTTCCCAACTGAAAATCTCCGTTTTGTATTTGGGGTAGTTCCCTTATATTCGGGTACAATGTATGCTTTTGCGGTTAATCCGATTGTAGCTTTTGAAATTCGGTCTTGACTCATTTCAGCTATAGTTTCAAATGAATATGAGTCACCCTTTATAGCAAATTTATATCGTTCACCAAAAGATTGACCTTGGAAATAAATAATTTGTTCTACAATTTTGTTGACCTGTTCCATGTAGTCACACCAAACCACCACTTCATATTCTAAATTAACATAATCAGGTCTAGCAACAGCCACATACTCTTTCACAGGTTGTTGACCGGTGAGTATCGAAAATTGGTCATATCTATTAGCTTGTGTATATTTACGTTCAAACATTTGTTCAGCATCTTCAGAATTTGCAACCTTCAATTTAGATAGTTCTGTGTTTATTGATAGATTGTTTCTTTTGAAAGAAATTACTGGTGTTAAAATCATACCATTGTCATCTCTCATAAACCCATCACGTTGTGCACTTGCCCATTTTTCGGGAGATGCATACATTACAGGTACAGGTATATATTTACCACCATCTTCTACGAGAGGTTTTACATCCAATTCTAAAAATGACTTGAATGCCAAATCAATATCATAAATACCAACCGAAACATTTTTCAGATTGTCATTATCTCTACGAGTTTGATTTGCCTTATTTAATTTAGGGTCTAAACTTGTGGACGATTGTGTCTGATTTAGATTTGGTTTATTTGGGTCAGATGTTCTAAATTTTGTTGCCATTATAATCCCATCGGTATAGTATTAGAATTTGAATTAGAATTTCCAAATCGAGTTTCTACCAAATTTAATGTGGTTTGACGTGTAACGTGAGCATCACAAACAATTGATACTGAATAACCATGAGTCTCACCACCATCCCAATGGTCTGGATTTTTACCACCAAAAAATTGAGCTTCATTAATTGAATCTATCTGAAAATACTCACCCATCCAATCTATGATATCACCAACTTCAGGATAAAGATTTTTATCATCCTTCAAAGTATCTTTTAAGAATCTAAAAACAGCAGTTCTGGTATATGATTGACCAAAGTCATCTGAAACTTGGTCGATTGTATTATACTCAATTAAACATGGAATTTTTACAGGATTGTAATAAACTTTATCTTTACCTTCACCATATACATTTACATTAGTGTCAGAAATCACAAGCTTATAGTAATACACTTCCGTATCAATTATATCATTGATAAGTTCTTTGTTTAGGGTTCTAAACAAACTCATGTCTCGTTGACCTGTGAATAATGCCATTTATTATCCTATATAAATTGCTCTTGGTATTCTGTTCAGAGTAGATTCAAGGAATTCGGCCTCATTAGCTTTAGCTTCCATTAAAGCTCTTCTTGAAGTTGCTTCAAGTGTTTCTTTTAACTCGGTTAACAAGTTTTCTTTTTCAGTAGAAGCCTCACCTCTTAAATCCGCACCATCCAAGGTTACATCAGCACCAGGAATAGGAATTGCGGAGAATTTAGCTCTAACAGCACCTAACATTTCTTTAGCAAGAGCCAATGTATATTTTGTAATCCATTGTCTTCCGGCCGAATTGATATCACTATATGATAATCTCAAAAATGGAGCATTTGATAAATCACTAACTACGTTAGAAGCTGCCACCGGATTATTTTGTTGACTATCCAAGGTGTACTCAAAATAAACTTTAGTTCCAGAATCACCATCAGTTGGAATTGGGAATATTTTTATTCTATTGTTTATCAGTTGGAATGAGTATTGAGATTTACGGATTTGGTCATTAAATTCGATTGCTTGTAAGCGAAGTAAGTCGTCATACATTGGTTGCATCATGAATGATACACCCGGTGAGTAGTTACCCCATCCAAACGTATTCATCATTTGTTGTGAACCAAGACCAGTACCTACAAATGGGTCAAAATATCTTGAAATAGCAGGAGGCGCTTGGTGAAATACTTTACGAATTGTAATACCATCGGAGATAGAACCACTTTCAATAGCCAACGTAGAGTCGGTCATTAAATTATAGTTTTGTTTTCCCGATGTAAGTTCGAATGACCCACTAAAGTGAGTTATAGAACCACCAGACCCAGCTTCAGTACCATAATCTTTAGCAATATTTACTAAAGTTTTAAGGTTGTTATTTAATTGTTTGTTTCTCAAATCAGATGATGCATTCGAACCTTGTAGTGATAATAAATTTTCACGAGTTCTATACAAATTAACTTGAGATGAATATTCATTTGTAGCTTCTTCAAAGCAAGCAAAAAAGTTTATATCTTGTAATTCAATATCTACTATTGGATATCCAAGTCGTTTTGCGCACCATTCAGCAACCTTCGGGGCGTCTGAACGGAATTGTGAGTCTCCATCAAAAAACCCAAAGGGAGTGGATGAACCACTTGTAAAAGTAGCCGAACCCGGCCATATTGGAATATTAACTGCCATTTAAACTCCTATAGTCTATCTCTATATAAATAGTAAGATGTCTTATCTTTCACTATTTTTCATAAAAGATACTATAATATATCGAGTTCCCCGTGTAACGGCTCGAGCTCCATGTTTATGTGTAATGTTTCCTGGATGGATTGTACAATAACCAATTGGGTTCTTTACTAATTTCTTTTGTCGTCTAAACCAAGTACCACCACCATCATATTCATCAAGGTCTGATAGTTGTACAAGACACGTTATATCAGAGGAGTCGTGGTGTATAGATAAGTGACCCTGAGCATCAGGTGTATATTTAGCTAAAAAGTTTTCAGAGAACATAGTGTTCCAACCATTACCCTCAAGAGCCCACATATATGTTGAAAATTGCATTACATATTCACGAAGAACTTCCATGTAAATTTGATTCATACCAATAGTTTCTAACAACATATCGGTAGTTGGGTAGTTTTGATGCCTATCAACAGTCCAATTATTAGCAAATTCTGCTTCTTCACGAATCATTCTACAAAACTCTTCAGTAAACAATGGGAATGAAAAACAATTATCAAATGGTTCGTCAGTAATTAAATCCCATTCTTTAGTTCTGGCTGAATATGAAACAAATCTATTTTTCCATTCAATTGGGTTTTCATAATATGTGTATAATTCAGGATGCAATTTCATATTAAGGTGTATTGTTTCAGTAGAAGATTTTGGTTGACTATATCCCTGACTTATAAGTTGATTTCTTAATGAGTATACGTTTAAATCTGATTCAATAAAACCTAAATCATTACGATTTGGGTGATTGGAATATGTACATATAAAAAACTCATCTAATGGTATAATACTATCTTGTAAGTTTTTATTTAATAACTTCTCAACACCATTTTTGCTTAACATATAAGCGTGTGTATTATATGACGGATATGGTTTTACGATATTATGTAACCCAAGCTCGGTATCATCTCCCGGTGAAAGTTTATTTCTACCAAGATATAACAAATCCCAATCCGATGGTAATTCATCTACCAAATATGGGGTCAGTTCGTCATGAACCATAAAATCTTCTTCAAGGATTAAAATAGTTTCATGACCACTTTCTTTTGCAAGATTCCACACTTGTATATGTGATAAAGCACATCCAATTTCTCCAGGAAGTACAGGTCTACTATACCATTTATTATCAGAATCTATTTTCCAATTTTGAAATACAGACCAATCTCCAGTCTCATATATGTTAAGGTTAGAACCATCAACCGC